GTGCCTATGCGTCGGTCTCGATGGGCATGAGCAAGACCTACGAAGACGACAACGCCAAAGCACAACGTGTGCTTGACCTCAAGTTGGCGGGCCTTATCGACGACGCTGATGCGCGTGTGATGCTGGGATTGTCGAGCAACCGGGCCGAGGCTGAAGAGTACCTGTCTGACGTCTCCGTCGTTGATGCACCTTCACCACTGCGCTCGTTGCTGTCGTCTGATGCGTCGATGGTCCGCGAGACGACTGTTGATGTTGAAGAAGAAGTTGACGTTGTCGACGTCCCTGTCACTGAGACTACGCCTGCTGCCGTCGTTGATGCAGGCATCACGGCTGCGGCTGCTACTGGCGACGTCCAAGGGACGGCGTTGAATGGTGCGCAGGTTGAGTCGTTGCTTTCGATCATCCAACTGGTGTCGTCTGGCGCACTCCCAGCGTCGACGGCACGGGCGCTCATGGTTGCCGCGTTCCCCGCTATCTCGACGGACACGCTCGACGAGATGCTGGCAGGGCTCGACGGATTCAAACCTCCGGTGCCTGACGTGGTTGTCTGATGGCGTCAAAGAAAAACCCGACGGGAGCCATCGCCGACGACGCGGTGGCTGACCTTGAGATCATCCGCAAGCAACTCGACCGTGAGATCCGCAAGGCGTTGTCGAAGCTCAACACCGCCCCCGGCGAAGACACGCTCGTCAAAGCACAGGGTCGTGTAGCTGCACAGGTTGCCTCTCAGATTGACGCGACGATGAAAGCCAAGGGGCTGAAGGCCATCACTGGCGTGTTGCGTGACAGGGCGATTGAATCCGCCCTAGCGGCATTGGGCGGTGTTGACCTGCCTGTGTCTGTCGTGACGGAGATCGACGCCATCGTCAAATCGCAGACAGCCGACATTGCCGATGTGTTTGGCGATGCGTCGTCGACAATCCGCAAGGCCATCGCGCTAGGCACGACGACAAGCGCAAGTCTGTCTGACCTCATCGAAGGCGTGGCCGGTGCCATTGGGACAAGCGTCACGCGTGCTCAAGCCGCTGTCGACGCCAGTGTCATGGCTGCTGGGAGGACGGCTGTCATCCGTGCGGCGACGGAAGCTGCCGATGGGCTCGTTGATTTGGTCTACCTCTACAGCGGCCCCAAGGACTCGCGCAATCGGCCATTCTGTCGTGTCCACGTTGGCAAGGCGCTTACGGAATCCGGCATAGCGCAAGCCGACAACGGACAAGGTCTGCCTGTCGATGCGTTCGCGGGCGGCTACAACTGTCGGCATGTGTGGAGCCCCATCACGTTGGCGGAAGCGCGACGACGCGGAATCGAGATTCTGGAATGAGCATCGTTGTGACTCGCTCTGGCGGTCCTCCCCGTGTGCCGATGGAGCGCATCGCCAAGCTCGTTGCGACGTTGGCGCCTGGCCTGATTCGGGAGCGCACGGGCGAAGGCATTGACGTCAAGGACCGGCCATTCAAGCGCTACAGCCGTGACTACTTGCTGGCGAAGACAAGCGCGGGTCGCAATCCCGGCGTCAATCTCACTGTCACCAACGGCCTGTTGGGTAGCGTCGCTGCTGTCTCCGTCGTCGTCACGGAACAGGGGTTCACCATCGTGATTGCGCCCGGTGCTGGTACGTCCGCCGCTACCCGATTCGTCGACGGTGTCGCAAAACGAACGGGCAAGCGAAGCCCAACGCATAGTGTGCTTGGCGCAATCCATCACTACGGGCGTGGGCACATGCCTGCCCGACCATGGCTGGCGTTGTCGCCCAAGGACATGGCCAGCCTGATGCGTCAACTACTAGATGCCGGAATCGCCATCCCGTTGCGTGGCCGTTAGCGGCGTGTTACATAAGCCGCTATGCAACGCATCCTGCTGGGCACAACACAATCGGTAGTGTCCTATCCGCGTGTCCTGAGAGACGACGTGATGCGCCTGTCTGGCGTGCCTACGTCGGCGACGGCTCGACGTGTGGGGCAGGTCTCTCGCGACCCTGAGACGGCCTACGTTGCGGCATCCATTGATGCGCTGTCGACGACGACACAGGGCGCACATCAAGAGGGTGACGAATCGATCACGTTGGCGGGCGCCGTCGCCATTGTCGCCGGTCGACGGTATCTGATCACCGATGCAACGCATGGGCGCGTGCTGACTGTCGAGGCGACAAGAACCGGCACGTCGACGGAGATGTGGCTTGCAGAACCGTTGCTTGCGGACGTCGCTAACGGAAGCGCGGTTCGAGGTCTCGAGGTCTCCGTCGCGTTGACGGCGGCGCAGACATCCGAGCCTGGCCCCGGTTATGTGCTCTTCAGGGCTACCGTCGACGGCATCTTGACGGAATGGGACGAGGCGTTTCGCGTTGTCCGGCGCATCACGTCAATCGCGTTGACGACGACGACGTTGCAACACCTTTACCCTGTCGTGCGTCGGCTGGCGTCGTCGACAGACACCACGCTGGAAGAGTCGATTGGCGCGGCGTGGCTTGCGATGGTGCAGCCGTGGCTGGCAGCAACTGGCATTCTCGATGAAGACGTCATCACCGATGACGTGCTCATTCCTGTCCACGCTGCGGCTGTCGTGCTGCATCTCGCTCGCCAGTGGCCCGCTGCCGATGTGGCCTACGTCGAACGTCTTGAAACGGCCTACGAGCAAACGAAGGCCACGACGAAAGACCGCGTTGACCTCGCCATCCGGTCGCAGCTTGAAGCGACGCCGGACCCTCCGTCACCCGGCAACGAGCCCAAGCAGAAGATCATGGTGACGCGATGACTTGGGCGCTGGCGCGTGCCCAAGTGGTCGCCATCATCAAGGGCGTCGCGCCTGTTGTGCGCACGCGTGGGTTGGCGCCGTCATTCAAGGAAGACCCCACGGGTTCCGACCTTGCCGCCGTCGGGTCATCGCGGCGCTTTTGGATTCGCACCACGTCGGGCGCGCCTGAAGACGTGACGCAACCGCTTGCCTCTCGTTGGCGTGTCATGTGCGACCTTGTCGTCGAGTACCCCGATGACGTCGCCTACACCTCGGAGATTGACCTAGCTGTCGTCGACGACGCCACGCGCATCATTTATGCGCTGCTCGACGGAGCCAACTGGGCTCGACCGACGTCGACGATTGAACGCATCGCTACTCTGGACAACACGCTAGCCCCGTTCGTCGTCGAGCAAATCACTGGCGCTCGACGCCTCCGCATCTCTCTCTCTGTGAGGTATCGCCAATGACCGACGTATCCCGCCTGCTGACAGTCCGCCACGCTCTGCACTCTGACTCATCGACGTTCACGGGCACCCCCGGCACGTTGTTTCCGTTGCGCTGCACTGACGACGTTGCGGGCTTGTACCCACGCAATCGCGTGGCACTTGCTCGCAATCTGCGGTCACAGGGCGGACGCCGGTACACCCATGCACGCGGTGCTCAGGACGTTGCGGACATCACGCTGGCGACGGAGTTTCGCGGCGTCGACAGCAACAGCGGCGCGGCTGTCGCAGCATGGGAAGCGAAGATGGAACAAGGGCTGCTGTTGCAGTCGATGTTCGGCGCAGTTGCGCCTGCAACTGTTGGCGTTGCTCCCACCATCGCGGCGGCGGGTCACACTCCGGCATCGGGAATCGTCGCGTTCACGGCGGCGGCAAACGTGCAGAACGGCGCTGTGATTGCGTTCGCGTCAACGACGGGCATTCAGATGGGTCGTGTCGAATCTGGCGGCGGCGGGGCGACGACGACGGTCACACTGCAACACCCCTACACCGGCACCCCGACGACGGCAGCAACGGTCTTTCGGATGGCCGTCTACACGGTGGCCGATAGCGTGACGCATCACGTCCACGCGTTCCTGACTGGCGAGGGCGAGTCATGGCGTCGTGACTATTTCGGTTGTGCTCCAATGAGCATGGCGCTGTCGCTCGCCAGTGGGCAGATCGTCGGCATGTCTTCGGTGTTTTCTCCGACCTCATGGGCTGACGTTGCCGAGGCGGACCCGGCCCATGCCGAGCCGACGGCTGGCTCACCCATCGTCGCCGACCGTGTGCGCTTGCTCATCGACGGCGTGGAATACTTCGCCAGCAACATCTCCATCAACTACAGCAACGCAACGCAGATCCGCGACGTCGACACCATCGGCGGCAACGGTCGCTTGGGTGGTGTGTGCGGTGCTGGCGATGGCAAGTCGTTTACCATCGAAGGCGAAGTCCTGATCGGTGCGACGTCGCCTGCCCTGACGGGTGAGCTCACGGACGCCGCGATGGTCCCGCTCCTTGGGTCCGACGTCAACGCGGGCGCCGTCTCGACGGTCCGTGAAGTCGCCTTGCTCGTTGGCTCCGACGTCGGCGCCATCATGTACGCCTTGCTGCCGACGGCTGATTTCGTCGCGTCGACAGCCGTCGTCAACGGTCTGTCACGGATGAAGTTCACCGCTGTCGGTACCGGCGCACTCCCTGCCGTATTGGCGGTGGGCTGATGGCCGCGCTGCTTCTCTACCCTGGCGACGTTGGCGAGCCGGTGTCGTTGCAGGCCATCTTGCGGGAAGCCCACGACGCATCCCGTGCGGCGGTGGTTGCCGAGATTGCGGCACGCGTAAAATCGAACGTGCCGCTTGACGACTCGACGGACTGGCGAGCGGTCGCCTCTGCCGACGCAACGCTGTCTGCGGCCATCGTAGCGCGTGACACGTCGGCTGTCGGGGCATCGGCCCGTGTCATCGCGGGCCTTGTCTCTGGCTACACGCTTGCCGACCCCGGCGAGTACGTCGACAACGAAGACCTCGACGGCGTGTCGGTCACCCTTCGC